CCGTAGGCTATCCAAGGGGCATGGGCTGTGAGGTATTCAGCCGGGAGTGTCTGGAATGGACCCATAAACTGGCCGAAAAGGCGTACGACCGCGAGCATGTTTCTCCTTTCATGAAACGTGCTAATACCTTCTCAAAACTATCGATTCTCTGTCCGGTTCCCGGAGTGCAGGATATTAATTTCTCGGTCGATACTCAGGAAGATCTGGATTTCGTCCGCGCCATCGATGCGGCCAAGCCGCGGGATTTCACTTTGGAGGCTACCGTGGAGGCATACCACCGTGTCCAAGCACAAGCAGCGGCTTGAGGACTTCAAGCCTCCTGAAAGGCTGATCGATGAACGAGGCCCCACCGCCCAAAGACTTGCCAAGGTGCCTTACGAGATTGGAGACACCGGGACTCTCACTGTGCGCCAATCCCCAATTCAGCGTGCTGTGGCAAGAGGTACCCTTACCGGCCGCCAGGGTCGCGCAGCTGACAAATTTTATCTCCACTGGTTTAGAGCGAACCTTGCCGGGACTGTGGGATCTTCCGATCCCCTTAAGATTTTCGGAAACAATACAGATATTTCCCGCCTCTGCACAACAGAAATGGCTGAGTTTCACTATAATCGTGTCCGACAAGCCCTTGGAGCCATCGCGGAAAAGATGGACAAAGCGGGCTTCCGCAAAGACCATGCAGTCAAGCTCATGGGTTGGATCGTTTGTGAAGAGATGGCGTTCGCTGATGCCGGGCAGAAAATAGGCTTTTCGGGCAAAGCCGCCGAGATAATGGCGCGAACCTATATGCGTGCCAATATGAATATTCTTATCGAAGAATGGGGGCTTTAATATGAATATTCTTATCGAAGCTTTAGCCGCTCTAGCTCAGTCCGGTAGAGCATCCGCATTGTAAGCGGCAGGTCGGTGGTTCAAATCCATCGGGCGGCACCATTATAGTATAGTTTTACTATAACTGTTCTCTCTTTGTGCTTGACAGCCGGTCGGCTATATGTAAAGTTAAAGATAGAGGGGGAATTACCCCCCTGATTCGCCCGCCGCTTGGCGGGTTTTTTATTGAGACCTTCACCTTATGAACGACGAATATATCGCTCGGCGCTTTGCCGATGCGAGAGCGATCAACCGTGCGGCTGGCCGACCGGTTGTGCGCTATGACATGTATTTTGATGCAATAGTATCTTGGAGTTGGGTTCCGGCTAGTCTGGATGACCAGCTGGATGACGCACAACTCACGGTAGATAATCCAGATCATCCTGATTATATGCTGGTCGAGGGATTGGCTAACGGCGACCTGACCGATTGGGATAATAGCCACTAATGCCCAGCAAATCACCTGCCCAAGCCCGACTCATGGCCGCCGCTGCTCATACACCGGGCGGTTATGGTGGCGTCCCACAGTCAGTGGGCAAGGAATTCAACCAAGCCGATAAAGGCAAGGGCATTCTCTCCCGCGCGCTGAAGAAAAAGCGCCGGAAGCGCACATAAAGGAATCTTTATATGGCATGGGTACCTGGAGTGGGCCACGTTCCTGGAACTGGCCCTGGATATCACGATCCCTATCGTCCCTATGCGCCCTATGTTGCCGGCGCGATTGTAGCGGCAGACGCAATTGCCAATGCAAACGCCATGGCTGCCGCAACCGCACAGGCGAATAATAACGCGATGGCGGTGGCCAACGCGCAGGCCGCACAAGCCAACAATCGGGCCATGTTCGTCCAGGCCCTTCAAATGCATTTGGGGGCCATTGGTCCCCTTCTTGTTACGAACCCAGAGGCCATGGCGCATCTTAATGCTGCGCAAAGCATTGCGGCACAACTTGTATAGGTATAGGCAAGTCTTGGTCTTTAGCCCTTTAGGTTCGACTGGGACGAACGGAGCAATCCGTGGCCTAAGGGGGCATCTCTATAGGAGCGCGCCTAGGGATGCTCCCGCTAATTCAAATCAGAGGATTCGATGGGCGTTTCCTTTATCATCGGGACGAACGGAACAATCCGTCGCCTCAAACAATCAGGGAATACAATGAGCGACAGCAAAGGTTACGAAAAAGGTGCCCGTGGCATCGACGGCAAGAAGGGTGAGGACTTTGTGTCCAGCCAGCGCAATAAGACGGCCGAGAAGGCCATGTATGGGCGCAGTTGGCCGATGGCCGGCAAGGGCGGCAAGGTCGATATCACTGGGGGTCATAAGTGAGTGGACGCCAGACCAAGGCGGACGCAGACGGCTGGAAGCGCGGCGCGGGACCCTATTCCCGTTCCTATCCCAAACTGGATAAGCCCGACGATTATTCCTATCGCAGTAAGAAGGGCACAGTGAGCTTGGAGCCGGGAGAGCGTAATGCCGGTTACTCGGCGTCCCTCAAGCAGGGGAACAGCCCGAATCGCTATCCGCCTAAAAGTCCGAGCGCTGTCCAGTACAACGACGCACAGCGCCCGGTAAAGTCTCCCACAGGCAAGTTCAAGCAGGCTTAAGAGACCTGCGGAAGGTCTTGCTTGACATTATTGGCGATAAAACGCCGGATATAGTCTCGCGCGGCGGCACGTGACTTAAAGGCCGTATATCTCGTACGTTCTTTATTCCACGCTCGCCATTCAATGTGAGGCATGCCCTGGTTTCTGACTTCGACGCGTTGTAGCATTTGGTCCACTCCGGTTGAGAGATATTACCGTCGCCTGATGACAGCAGTCACAGACAAACAAGGCTGCGCGCGTTACGACCTCGACGGTTCGCATGTATCCGGCGCAGTTCGTGCATATGACGTGTCCTAGCTTATTGAACATCTCCGCATCCTCCTGTGCTGGCGACCAACACATTTTGAAGCGCGGATTTATGGCAACATTTGGGCCCCCAGAGAGGGGACACTGAGGGCCCGACTTTTAAGGCCTAGCTCTGTTGACAGGCCTGTAAAAGCTGACTCTTGACGCTAGCCAACTCCTGGCCCAACTGCTGGGTTTGGGGGTCATTTGAGCCCGTCATCTGCTGGGCAATCGAGTCAATCAGCTTCGAAGCTTTCTGATTGGTCGGTGCCCGTTCGACGGCACTTATTGTTTGGGAAAAGTGATTCGTCTCGGTCATGTGGAGTCTCCAATTTAATCCGCCCTAAACCTGCGGACATGGACTAACAGCTGCGTCGCGTAATCGTTCCAGCAACTCGCCATAGGTCCGATTTGGCGGCCGAAGATAACGCGAATCCAGACGTGAGAGTTTATCAAGCTGTACCCACAAGTGATTCTTGTCTGTCACGGGTTGTAACCATTTCTCATATTCCCCGATGGTCCGCGCGTATTGCGCACAGGCGCAAGCGGTACGATCCGACCAGTCATATTCCTCCGCGGGGTTTTTAGTCTCCACAAAGGCCGTAAAGCCTGCGAGGTGCGGTTCACCGCCACGCTTTTCGTCTATGAACATGGTTCATCTCCTATTTAAGGCCCCGGTGGGGTAACTCCCACACTGTGCAATAGTTGCGCAAGGAGCACCCCCACTATTTGCGGGGGACCATTCTTAGCCCATCGCCTGACGGTACGCGGGTTAATACCCCAAAGCCTAGCCGCCCCTAGCTGTGACAAGCCAAGGGCGGCCAAAGCCTCACGGAATTGGGTGGGGGTCATTGTCCTTTGCAGATTTGATAGTGACTGTGTTCGGCGAGATAGCGCAGGTACTGAGCCAACTCACTCGCGCGTACCAGCTCACACTGTCCGGGCTGATGCTCGCTGCGGTAGAATGAGAACATGAAACGATGCTCCGTCTCGCCCTCGTAGGCACCCGCATCGTAATAGCGGACGAAGGGCTTGGTTAAGTCGGTCATGTCCATCTCCCGTTCTGATGAATATGACTATAGGGCATAATGCCCTCACTGTCCAATCACGAAATGTTACAATGAGAAAATACAGTTCGGTCGGCTATATCCGAAGCAATTGCACGGATGCCCTAGGCTGGATGAAACGCGACCCGAAAAACAGGGAATTACAAGGAAAGTGTCTAACCCGAATGCCGTCCCCCCAGTCCACGGCCAGTGGAAGCCCGGACAATCAGGCAATCCCAAAGGACGACCGCCGTTGAAGCCTTTCCGGGAGGCCATGGAGCGCTTACGCAAGGCGCAGCAGGACATAGACGATAAGATTGTGGCTGCTCTAGCCGCCAAGGCGGAGGTTGGCGACACGACGGCCATTCAGCAATGGGCGGATCGCAGCGATGGCAAGCTACCGACCTCGATTGGCGGCTCTACCGATGTCGGGCCCATTCGACTTGTTTGGCCGAGTGGTGAGTAGGGCAGTCTGGGGCTTTGTGATATTGCTTGTCTTCCGGATATCGGGCCTATGCGACCGGTTTCGCCGGAGTAAGGCTACTTGGAGCTTTGTGATACTGCTTATCGTCGCTGCGGCAATCGTGGGAACATGGCTTGACAGGATAATGCTTGATTGAACTACAAATCCCGTACATTCCGCGCTGGTATTTCAAGCCGTACCACCAAAGGACTCAGCGATTTGCATGTATTGTCGCACATCGCCGTTGCGGCAAGACGGTGGCATGCATCAACGATTTACTTCGACGCGCTACCGATACCGATGACGGTAGCGCCCGATACGCTTACATCGCACCGACCTATTCCCAGGCAAAAACCGTTGCGTGGGATTATTTAATTGCAGCAAGCGCACCGCTTATCCCGTATGGACTCAAAATCAATCAATCGGAATTGCGGGTGCGCTACCCCAACGGGGCAGAGATTTCCCTGCGAGGGGCTGATAATTACGACTCCCTGCGTGGTATGTCCCTCTCCGGAGTCGTGCTTGATGAATACCCTCTCATTGATCCAAGAGCTTGGACCCAAGTTATTCGACCGGCTCTATCTGACCGAAAGGGGTTTGCTACATTCATTGGGACTCCCCGAGGGCACGACTCATTTTACGCTCTCTACAACGAGCACCTCCACGACCCCGAGTGGTTTACTGCTAGCCTCAAGCTCTCCGACCTCGTCGCCTACAACGATAAACTAGACCCGGACCGCATTAAGACTGAGGGCTGGGTGACCTCAATCGAAATCGAGCAGATCAAGAAGCAAATCTCGGAAGACGACTACAACCAAGAATACGAATGTGACTTTGAAGCCGCGGTCAAAGGAGCATACTATGGCAAGCAAATGGCGATGGCCGAGGCTGCGGGCCGCATTACGCAGGCTCCGTTTGACCCGGCTCACCGAGTCTTTACAGCTTGGGACATTGGTGGTGATCGTGACGCCACTGCTGTGTGGTTTGTGCAGCTTGTTGGGAGTGGAGTTAACGTCATTGACTACTATGAAGCCACCGGATCAGACTCCGCCCCCCATGCCCGACTAGTGCTCGGAAAGCCCTATGATTACGCGCAGCACTTCTTACCGCACGACGCTGGGCCTAATCGGGTGGGTATTGACAAGTCTTACCGTGATTTTCTTAGCGACCATGGTTTACGCAATATTACAGTCCTCCCCGTGGCCATACGAGAACATGGAATTAATCTTGTTAGGCTTTTACTGCCTCGCTGTAGCTTTGACGCTAGTAAGTGTCAGCAGGGTATTGAGGCGCTGAAGCTCTATCGCGCCGACTATGACGAGAAAAACAAGGTTTTGAAGTCCAGTCCGGTGCACGACTGGGCCAGCCACGGCGCCGACGCCTTTCGCTATTTGGCTGCCGGCTTGGACAAGCACGTCACGACACCGAACTTTAATCGCAAGCTCGTTTACCCTAAGGGGTTTTAATGGCACTCGGCAAGAATCAACAATTGGTCATCGACGTTCTTACAGAGAAGTCCAAAAAGGCTATTAATGCTGTCGAGGTTGCTAGCTTGTTGCATACGGGCAGCCCGCACTATAACGGCTGGTACCGACCCGGTAGACATCATTTTGGGCGGGCGATTAAGCTAATAGATGATTTACAGGCCAAAGGTTTAATCGAAGTCGATGGCACTGTTGGGACTATTTGGACAAAGAAGTACAAGCTAGTTGGGATAGACGCTCGATAATGGGAATGTTTTGGATTGTCGTCATGATTGGCGTATTGGTGACTTGGTATCTCACCCTTCTATGATTCGCCACATTCTCTTAATCCGTCACGGCTGCACCAAGATGAATTCCCAAGCCGGGCATTCATCGGACAAAATCCGCGGCTGGATTGACGTTCCTCTCAACGAGGTTGGCCGCGGGCAAGCCCGCAAGGCCGGCGAGGAGCTCAAAGGTGCCAAGCTCGATATGCTGGTTTCCTCCGATTTGGGCCGGGCCAAGGAAACCGCTACTATTATTTCTAAAATCAGCGGCATTCCGCTGGAGCTCGTCACCAAGGCGTTTCGGCCCTGGGATGTCGGCAAGTATGCTGGCACGGAGAGCGACAAGAGCGTACCGATTCTGGCAGACTTTGCGGAGCATCAGCCGAACAAGAAGATACCGGAGGGCGAGGCCTTCAATACCTTTACCAAGCGGGTCTTTGTCGGGCTTTCAGGGCTGCTCCATAGCGCCGAAGGCACCATAGTCATTGTGACCCACCATCGTGTGGAGCGCTTGCTAGAGGGCTGGAAGGCCGCTGGCTACCCCGCTAGTGGCGAGATTGACATTAAGGTCTTTAGCGAAAAGGGCGAGGACCCGGGACACTTTAGACCGTTTGCCGTTCCGCTCGAGCGGCTACCGAAGGATGTCTTTGCCGGCTATGGCTGGTCATGATTGACGTATTCATTCTCCTCGGCGGACTCACGGGCGGCCAAGGAGAACAGCTGGTCAATGTCGGCATGAGGGCCTTGGCGCTGCAACTCCAGCAAATCCCCGGCATGAGGGTTACCCAATATCCGTGGGGGGAATACGAGCGCGTGGCGCTGAACCACCACTACGACAGTGTCGTAGTTATCGGCTACAGCGGCGGCGGCTCCAGGGCGACCTGGCTGGCCGACGAGCATCCGCTAACGATTGACTTGATGGTTTTGTATGACCCAAGCCCAGCTTGGCAGATGAAGCCGCTGAAAGATAACGTCAAGCGGGCGATTTGCTATCACAATACTAATCCGATGTTTGGCAGGTTGGGCGGCGGCATCTTACGCGGCCCGCATGTCGAGACCATTGACATTGCCGAGTTTCATTTGACCGTTGAGACAAATCCTATTTTGCACGCGCGCACCATAGCCGCAGTGAAAGAGCTATTATAATAGATGGCTGCAGTACCCTCTGAATCAGGCGATAAGCCAACCAACGATAGAATGAGCGACAGCGAGCTAAAGGCTCTGCTGGACGCCGAGAAGATGTCGGCGCTGGCTTCTATCTGGTCTTCCAAGCTTTCGTCGGAGCGCGACGACGCGCTAATGTACTACATGAACGACATGAGCAAGGACTTGCCGTCTATGGACGGCCGCTCCGATGCCGTGAGTTCGGACGTTGCCGACACCGTCGAAGGCTTGATGCCCGCCTTGATGGAAATCTTTGCGGGTAGCGAAGAGGTTATAAAGTTCAATCCTGTTGGGCCGGAAGACACTCAGGCGGCCGAGCAGGAAACCGACTACGTCAATCACGTCTTTATGAATCAAAACCCCGGCTTCTTGGTGCTCTACACCTTCATCAAGGACGCGCTTTTATCCAAGGCGGGTATTGTCAAGGTGTGGTGGGACACCCGAGAGGAAATCGAAGAAGAAACTTACCACGACCTGACCGACGTGGAAATGGGGCAGTTGGTCAAGGATGATGACGTCGAGGTGATTGAACATAGCGAGCGTCCGCTGGACCATCCCGAACTCGCCCAAATGCTTGGCACACAGGTGCTACATGATATTAAGGTTTCCAAGCGAAAGACTTACGCGCAGGCCAAATGTCTTGGTGTCCCGCCGGAAGAGTTCGGCATTGAAAAGACCGCTCGTAGTCTTAGGCTGCATGAGTGCAATTATTGTTTTCACCGTGTGGTACTTTCGCAGAACAAGCTATTAGAGCAGGGCTATGACGGCGATTGCATTCGCGCCTTGCCGACCTACACCGCCATTACCATGCCCGAGGAGATCAATCGTGATACCGTGGCCGAGCATCAAAATGTCGGGACCGAGCATAACCCTGCAGCCCGGCGCGTTGAGATTGTCGAGCATTACGTTCGAATGGATTACGAAGGCGACGGAAGAGCCCGGCTCTACAAAGTCACCACAGGGGCCCAAGAAGGCGAGCTTCTCTACAAAGACGGCAAGCTAGACCTCGAAGAAATCGACACCTACCCATTTGCCGCCATGACGCCGGTGATTATGACCCACCGGTTTTTTGGCCGCTCCATTGCCGACCTGGTGATGGAAATCCAACGCATTAAAACCTCCCTATTGCGAGCGTCGTTAGATAACGCATATTTGGCCAATAATCCACGGGTCGAAGTGGCCGAATCGCACGCCAGTGATAACACGCTCGATGACCTATTAATTTCACGACCCGGCGGCGCTATTCGCGTCAAGCAACCGGGCGGTGTGAATTGGCAAGCTGTGCCGACCATCGGCGCACACGTCTTTCCGCTGCTTGAGTATATGGACGCCAACCTGGAAAAGCGCACCGGAGTTACCGAAGCCGGCCAGGGCCTCAACGCAGAGGCGTTACAGAATCAATCGGCCACTGCGGCTAATCAGATGTTCACCATGGCGCAAGCCAGAATGAAACTGATTGCCCGTGTGTTTGCCGAGACCGGCATTAAAGACCTCTTTTTGCTCTTGCACGGGTTAATTCGCCGCCACGGAGAGGAAAAACAGACGGTACGATTGCGCAATCAGTGGATTCAGATTGATCCGCGGGATTGGAAAAAGCGCAACGATATGACTGTGGACGTGGGCTTGGGCAACGGCGGCAAGGCCGAGCAGATGGCCCTTATGAGCATGATAGCCTCCTATCAGGAAAAGGCGCTCATGGGCGGGCTGACCAATCTGGTTACCCCGCAGAACCTCTACAACACCGCCAAGGCTATTACGCGGCTAGCGGGGCATAAGGACGTGGATGCGTTCTTTACCGACCCGTCCACCCAGCCGCCGCCGCAGCAACAGCAAGACCCGAAGCTGCAAATCGAACTGATGAAGGTCCAGGCCCAGCAGCAGCTACAGGATAAGAAGATTCAGCAAGAGGCCGTTCACGAGCAGGCCAAGTTCCAAGCTGACGCCGCTTTGGAGCAGCAGAAGTTCGAGCACCAGCGCGAGCTAGACTTTATCGAAATGGGCATGAAACGGGAAGAACATCAATCCAAGATGCAGCTTGCGACACACCAGGCCAAGCTATCGGAGTTGCAGGCCGGAACGCAGCTAGCGCTGGCGGGCCACAAGGCCGAGACCGACGCCAAGGCCGCGGCACAGCCGAAGCAGGAAGCAGCCAGCCCGATGATCTTTGCCGGCGACAAGGGCGCCGAGACGGTCTCCAAGGGCTTTACGGGGGGCTTCAAGCAGCTTGGGGACCACATGACCAAGATGCACGAACAAAACCTTCAAGCGCATAAGCAGACGGCAGACGCTATTGGCACGAT